TCCAGAAGATCCACTTGATCCGGAAGTCCCTGAAGTTCCGCTTGATCCTGAAGTTCCAGAAGAACCACTTGAACCTGAAGTTCCAGAAGAACCATCAGCTCCTGAAGTACCACTTGAACCTGATAAACCACTTGTTCCTGAACTTCCTGAAGTACCTGAGCTACCGTCTGCGCCTGAAGTACCTGATGAGCCTGAAGTACCTGATGAACCATCTGCTCCGCTTGTTCCTGAAGAGCCTGATGTACCTGAGCTACCAGCTGGACCTGGAGCTCCAGCTAAATTTACTTCCCAAGAACTATATGTACCACTACCAGTTGTTGATGTAACATTAACAGACATAGCACCTGTGGAAGGATTGTAGCTTATTACACTACCCTCCATTTTATTACTATCATTAAAAGCAATAATTACTGTTTGTCCAACAGTATATGCTAGATCTGTATCGACTGTAAGATTTTGGGTTCCTGTTCCTATTGTTAAACTTGTAGATGATGTTGTTGCATACAAATCACCTGAATTTCCTGATGTTCCACTTGAGCCTGAAGTACCTGAACTACCATCATCGCCTGAAGTACCTGATGAACCACTTGTTCCTGAACTTCCAGAAGTACCTGATGTTCCACTTGAACCAGAGGTACCTGAATTACCAGAAGAACCTGAAGTACCTGAGTTACCTGAAGAACCAGATGTTCCTGATTCACCACTTGTACCAGAATTGCCACTTGAACCTGAAGTACCTGAACTACCTGATGTGCCACTTAAACCACTAGTCCCTGAAGAACCTGAAATACCACTTGAACCGTCTATACCTGATGAACCTGAAGTACCTGAAGAACCTGAAGAACCTGAAGTACCTGATTCACCACTTGAACCACTTGTTCCACTATTTCCTGAAGAACCTGAAGTTCCACTATTTCCTGAGCTGCCTGAAGTACCTGAATTTCCAGAACTACCACTTGTTCCTGTTGTACCTGAAGTACCACTTAAACCAGAAGAACCTGACGTACCTGAACTACCTGAAGTTCCACTGTCCCCACTTGAACCACTTGTTCCACTATTTCCTGAAGAACCTGAAGTTCCACTATTTCCTGAGCTACCCGAAGAGCCTGAGTTGCCTGAAGAGCCACTTGAGCCACTTGTTCCGGTTGTACCTGAGGTACCTGAAGAACCTGAAGCACCATCTGTTCCTGAAGTACCTGAAGAACCACTTGTGCCTGTTATTCCTGAAGAACCACTTGTACCTGTTATTCCTGAAGTACCTGATGAACCTGAAGCACCATCTGCTCCTGAAGTACCTGAACTACCATCAGCACCTGAAGTACCACTTGAACCTGAAGCACCATCTGCTCCTGAAGTACCTGAACTACCATCAGCACCTGAAGTACCACTTGAACCTGAAGTACCTGAGGAACCTGAGCTACCAGTATCACCTGAAGAACCTGAAGTACCAGAATTACCTGAAGAACCTGAAGTACCAGAATTACCTGAACTACCACTTGTTCCGCTGTTTCCTGAGGAACCTGAGGTTCCATCATCACCACTTGAACCTGAGGTACCTGAGGTACCTGAAGTACCAGATAAACCTGAAGTTCCACTATTTCCTGAAGAACCTGAAGAACCTGAAGAACCAAAAGTTCCATTTATACCTGAAGTACCTGAAGTTCCATTTATACCTGAAGTACCACTGGTACCTGAGGTGCCTGAAGTACCTGAAGAACCACTTGTACCTGAAGAACCTGAAGAACCTGATGTACCACTTATTCCTGAAGAACCCGAAGTTCCATTTATACCTGATGAACCTGAAGTTCCATTTATACCTGAAGTACCTGAAGTTCCAGGTGAGCCTGTCCCACTGGTCCCACTTGTACCTGAAGCTCCACTAGGTCCAGCAGTAGCAACCTTTACAACTGATGTTATAGGTTGTTCTACATAAACACAAGTTCCATCAGACTTAACAATTTTTATTTGATTGTTATTCTTTTGGATATTGATATCATTTACATTGGAATTTATTTGAATTGGATTAGCCATTTGATACTTGCTGGGATAACTGAATTCTACCTTCTAATAATCTGGTTCTGATGCTTCCAGAAGTAAGTTCAAGATCATAATATGCTTGGCCAGAAAATGTTAAATTATCAGTAACTGCCCATCCTGCATATACTCCTATACTACCTGAAGAAGTAGGTGTGGTTCCATTACTACCTGAAAAGGATAAAAAAGCACTTTCACTTGTAAAATTGTAAATATCTCCTAAACTTGAAGTTAAAATAAGATAAGTTTCACCACTCCCACTATATGCCGAACGAATATACATTGTTCCTTCATATCCTGTTACATCTATAGGATCTCCATTTGAATCTTTGTATTGCAATTCAAAATCTAAAGTAGCACCTTGTTCTATTGTAAATGAATATTTTCCTGCAGCCATTGTAGTATTTTATTTATAAATATTAGTAAAATTAATATTAGTTTTCAAAAGTTGTAGGATTTGTATTATTTGGTATTGATGGTTCATCTTCTGTAGGATTTACTACATCATCAATACTTGAAACATTTTCTGTACTAAATATAATTTGTGTTTTTTTATTAAACTTCTTCAATGAAGCTAATTCCTTTTGAGTTATTTCAGGTACTACATAGCCATACAATTTTAATGTGAAAGTAGATTTAACTGTTCTTTCCCCACCTTTAACCAGTTCAACTGGGGTTGCAAAATTATCAATTCTGGCTCTGAATTTAAAGCGTTCTGGGTTGCCCCAGTATGAATCAGATGCATAGTTGATGGCTTCTATGATTTTGTTGAGTTGTTCGATATAATACGTTGATATAATGAAATCATACGTAATATTTACCCAATCCGGTATTACAACAGCATAGTATTGTTCTAAGGGTGTTTTGTTGTTTAATAAATTAAAGTTACTATAAACATCTTTAGAACTATATTTTTTAGTAAAAATTTGAATATTATTTGGATTGTTAGCATCTAACTTTTTTGATAATGTTCTATTTTTTTCAATACTATTACGTTTAAATGTGATAAGGGGCATCATAATTTTACCTTTCTTATCTCTGTAGTATCCATCTTTTTGGATTTGTTTCCATCTTTCAGGAGAACCATAAATGAAAGGTACTTTTTGTACTACACCATTTTGGATAATCGTAGGTTTAATAATATTATCCATATAATACATAATAGCTTCATCAATATCGATAAAACCTAAAGTAAATGGTTTTGTAGTATCATCTCTAAAAGATATTTGATTACCTCTATTGAATGTAGAGGTAGCATTAGGATTACCTGCAGTCATCCCATTTTCAGGATTAACATAAGGATCTTATTGAGAAATACTAATTTCCCTTTGAGTTTTTGGAGTTGGTATTTTACCTCTTTCTGCCATTAGATATATCTTTCTTGTGTAATTCCAACTTTATCCGCAGGAACGTAATGAGTTTCACATATAATTGAAATAGAAGAACCAAATTGGTCTAATCCAGGATTAAGTGGGTTAGGAGCATTTGGATAATCTGGGTTTTTACCAACAAAATATTGGTTAGAAATAATATTATCTATTTCATAATATCCTTCTTGATACATAATGATATCTCCTACTTCTGGAACCAAATCAGCTCCATAAATATTAGTATCAATATTAAAATCTTTGTTTTTATCTAATAAATCATCTCTAAGAAATTTAAAGGTAGCACCCCAATCAAAATCTGTACCTAAATCTGTTTCAGGATAATCTTGGTCTCGTCTTTCAATTAAACAATTTAATATAACAGGACCCATATAATATTTTTCTTCAGCAGCTTCTCCATAAAGGTTAACTTTAGTTTCCTCTATTTTAAATTTATAGAAGGAACACTGTTGTGTAATTATATCTGAAAGAAGTTCTCTGCTTATATGTCTAAATAGACTAATATCTCTTTGAGCTCCAAATAATGCCATAATTATATAATTTTAAATTTCCAAACAAAGCCTCCTGCTGTGTTTCCTTGGTTGTTAAGAACTTTGTTTATATGAGTATAACATATATTTAATTTTAAAGAAGCTTGTCTTCCATTTATCCATTCTTTAATAAAATTTCCTTCTTTACTATATTGTAATATGGGTTTAGAAGTAGTTTTACCTATTCTATCCTTACTCATTTTTTCTTTAGTTTCTTTACTATGTTTAGTCCCCAGTTTTGAATTTCTTATTTTTTCTTTAGTTTCTTTACTATATTTGGTTCCTATTTTAGCTTTACTCATTTTTCTACGAGTTTCTAAAGATAAAGGACCTCCTCCTCTATCATATAATTCACAAAATAACATTTTATTCCAATCTCCGGATGCCTTATCTAAATAATATTTTTTCCAAAATATCTCTCTCATATCAAGTTGTTTTATAGAACATTTTTCTATAATCTCAAAGGTATGGTTTTCCCAACCATATTTTTTTATAGAATAGAACATTTTGGGTTGTCTTTTACCATTATTGCAACTATAATGTTTTATTCTTTCCTCTATGTTAATAGATTGTCCTATATAAATCTTTCCATTAGGGTTTGTTATTTTGTAAATTCCTACCATACTATCCTACATAAATTGGAAAAGGAACCTGAGCTAATTCTTTTTGTCTGTAATCCGTTTCCAATGATCTTCTTTCTAATAATTTTTCTCTTGAAGTTTCATCAAGATAAGCCCTTAATCTATCAATTAATGCTTGTTTATCACTTGTAGCTGATGATAATAAATCAGCTTGGTTCATAGTAACATCTGCTCCTGGAATAGGAACAGTAGTATATTTACCACGAACATACCCCAACATTTCTTTACATAAAGTTAAGGCATATTCAAAAATCCAACTTCTACCAACCGAGTTAATTTGTGTGTAAATTGGGTTAGTATAAGGAACATTTGATACATTTGAAATTGAACCTGAATCCCCAGTAATACTATTTGCTAATCTTTCAGATTTAAGTAAAAATTGGAAATATAAATTAGGCATTTCCGTCAAACTTTCGGCTGTTGGGATTGGAAATAATCTTAATTTATTATTTTGAATTTCAAATGAAAAATTAGATCTTCTAATAGTATCATTTAATTCAATTTGTTGAATAATTTGTAAATCATAATTAATAGGCATTAATACGAAATTGATTGCTGGTGAGTAGTTACCCCAACCAAAACTATCCATCAAATTCATTACACCTTGACCTGATCCAACATAAGGATCAAAATATTTCATAATAGCAGGAGGTGCTTCATAAAATACTCTTTTAATTTCAATATCCTTATCATCATATCCCTGTGAAACTGCCCAAGCATTTAAATCATAATCTTGAACAGAGGCTGTTAAAGGGATAGAACCTGTATGCCAATCTACATTACCACCAGTTCCAGCTTCAGTACCATATTGTTCTGAGAGTTTAATAATTACCCCCATGTTTGGGGTAACTGTTGAGAATGCTAGTGAAGGGTTACAATCTACGACAGGAACATCATTTGAAATATTTACTCCTTCTAAAGATAAATAATCTTGTCTTACTTTGTAAGCATATACTTCATTACCATAAATAGTTATTGCTTCTTCAAATGCAGCATAAAATTGGATATCTTGAAGTTCAACATCTACTATAGGATATCCTAATCGACGAGCAGCAAATGTAGTAAATTTATCGGCATCTTGTTGAAACTGATAATCATTATCATAAAATCCGAATGGTGTGTTACCTGGGAAAAAACTACTTGAACCTGGATATATTGGAGTATTAGCCATTGTGTGTTTTTGTTATAAATATTACAAAAAATGGCTTGATTATCCTTTTCTAGATTTTCCGCTAGTACCTGATGAACTTAATGTAATTCCTTTTTCGGCTGCATCTTCATATACTTGAATTAAATCATCTACAATTGGATCTCTATGGTTTTCAATTAATGTAATTCCAACCATATTTTTTACTTTACGAGCAGCTGTGTATAAAAATCTAAACCCAGATTCCCTTCTTGACTTTAAATCTACTTGATGATCATCTCCACAAACAATCATTTTACTTCGTAAACCAATACGAGTAGCAATCATTTCCATTTGTTCATGAGTAACGTTTTGGGCCTCATCTACGATAATACATGAATCTAAAAATGTACGGCCTCGCATAAAGGCTAAAGGTACAATTTCAATTTTCCCATCTTCAATAAGTTTTTCAACTTTTTCCTTATCATATAAGGCGTACATATTTTGGTAGATAGGTTGAATCCAAGGATCCATTTTTTCTCTTAAATCACCAGGTAAAAATCCTATTTCTTCTTTTGATACTGTAGG